CTGCCAGCCGGTCAGTTGGGGCAGCGCCTGCAGGCGGGTTTTGATGGGATTACCAAGTGCAAGCATGGGTCAAGCCTTGGGGTAGACGGACAGGGTGACCCACCCGCCCGCATCGGGCTGCACACCCGATGCGACGACGTAGGCCGTACCGTCAATGACCAGTTCGCCACCCTCTACCAGCCCCGGCGCGTTGACAAGGCAAAACGCTGCCGTGCACGCCGCCGCATCCACTGCGCCATTGCCGAACGGGTCGGCAGGGGAGCGGTCGAACAGCACACCGAACGGGGTGCCGCCGTTGTGCACAGCGGTGGCGTTGGCATGGGCGCGCTCGACCGCACCATTGATGCGTGCGTGGCGGTCTGGGGCAAGCAGCATGGCGCTTAGGCGACGGTGCCGGGGATGCCAGCGAGGCGCACGTAACCCGTGGTATCGGCACTTGCCGCAGCCACGAACGCCGTGGCGCCACCAGCGGTGACGTCGCCCGTGGCGGGCGTGCCCACCACCGTGAATGCGCTGACAGAGGCGTCCCACATGAGGGGCAGGCCCAGCGTCCAGGCAGAGCCTGCAGCCTTGGGCACCGCAAACACGCCGTCGAGCGTGGCGTTGTAGGGCTCGCCAAGGGCTGCGGCGTGGTTGGCAATGGCGATGTGGGCGCCGATGACGACCACCTGGCCAGAATCGACCGCTGCAGCGGCCGAGGGCACTTCGATCACGTTGCCCGGTTGCACAAAATTTTTCATGGTGTTGACTCCGAATATGGGGGTTGCCGATGGCTGGCCTGCGGGAGTGCAGGCCAGCCGCCAGGGGCTTAGGTTGCGCCGTTGGCTTTGGCCAGACCGCGCCAGTCGATGACCTTGGCGGCGAAATCCAGCGTGGCGCGGACCTTCACGCCGTCGATGTCTTCGCTGGCGAAGGTCTCGGTGCGCACACCTTCGGAGCCGTCGACGTAGGCGTATTCCACCGTGTCGATCTGACCCGAGCGGGCTGCCATGTACCAGGCGGCGGTGCTGACTTCATCCAGCAGCGGCTCCACGATGGGCTCCACCGCGGTGCGGCCGCCTGTGCGGAACTCGTTCACGTCAGACATGGTGGCTGGCGCGTAGTTGGAGCTGGTGAACGTGTACGCTGCCTGCTCCAGATCAGACGGAACGATCAGATACGCGGGCGCCAGGTTCAGCTGCGTCTTGCCGTCCAGGTCCTTTTGCTTGCGCATCAGCGCGCGCACCTTGCCCATGTTGTCGAGCGTGAGCGTGCTGGTGGCTGCAAGCAGGTTGCCGTGGTCCGCGTGGAACAGGGCCTTGCTGTCCTGCATGGTGGGATTCTTGGCGATCTGGTCGTACACCAGGCGGTTTTCCAGGCGGCGGGCGGATTCGCCAAAGCGCTGCAGCAGGCGGTCGAATGCGCCCAGGTCGTCGTTGACGAACATCTGGCGTGTGAGACCGATGGCGCGGCCATAGCTGAAGGCGCGGTAGCTGGTGGCGTCTTCGCTGATGGTTCCGTAGGTGTACTCGCCTGCCTCGTTCAGCTTCTTCAGCTCAGGCGCGCCGCCCACGGCCAGCACGTTGGTGATGCGGAAGTCGGGCAGGTTGGCAGCGCGGCGGGCCCACAGCTGGAAGGTGGTAGGCGCTGCCTCATACGCAGCGCGCAGGCGGCGGGCGCCAACGCCACCCAGCAGACTTGGGAAATCGCCCGTGGTGTGGTAGCCACCAGACCGCGTTGCAAACGCCAGCGTGGCGATTTCGTTGCGCGACAGGCCGCGCGTGGAAACGCCCAGACCTTCCAGCGCCTCGCGGGCCATCTCGGTCAGCGACAGGCCACGGTAGTTGCGACCGAGGTCAGTGAGCTGGGCGCGAGAGTCCAGCTTGTTCATGAGGGCTTCTTCCATGCCACGCATGCGGGTTTCGTGCTCATCACGCACGGTCTGCACGCTGACGGTGCCGCCACCCCGACGGCTTTGGTCGGTGGCGTCCATGCGGTCAAGGATGGCTGCGCGGGCCTGGTCGATGGTGGCGTTTTGGCGCAGCAGGCTTTCTGCCAGGTCGCTGGCGCCGTGGCGTTGGCACAGGGCCAGCACATCAGCGGCGCGGGCGGCGTCGGCCTGGGGCGCTGCGGGCGCCTGCGTGCCTTGCGGGCCAGCGCCGGGTGCTGCGCGGTTTGCGGTGTTGTCGCCTGCGGTGGCGGCGGTTTGTTGGGTGTCGGCGGTGCCGCCGTCGCCCTGCGTGTTTGCTTGGGGCATGCGTTGCTCCTGAGTTGCGGATGGATGGGCGGCTGCCCGGACGAATTCGCACGGCAGGCCGCCCGGCTGGGCGCCCTGCTGTTGCGAGGCTTGGGGTGCTGACCGTGTGCCTGCGCCTGCATCGGCGGGCACGGTCACGAAAGAGATTTCTTGCGGCGTCCAGCGCACAGCGCGGTACAGATCCACCGTGCCGCCGTCGGTGCGCTGCGCACCGGGCGTGATGGCGTACTGCTGCACGCTGTAGCCAAAGCTGATGGCACGAATGACGCCAGAGCGAATGTCTGCCACGATGCCGGCCAGCTCGGGGCGCTGGCTCAGGCGAATGGTGGCGCGGCCTTCGCCAGCAGCGATCCAGCCGCGATCCGCAATACCCAAAATTGCACTGACGCCACCATATACACGGTGACCATCGAGCACCTGCACTGCGCCAGAGTCAAAGCGCGTCATGTCCACGGCCTCGGTGGTCACATCGAGCGCTTCGTCGTAGGGCTTGCCCTCCCAGTAGTCGTATCGGCGCACGGTGGCGCCTTGCGTCCAAACAACCTCGACCGTGTTGTCGGCTTCGTTGAAGGTGGCGGGCTCCAGGGTGGCAGCGCGCACCTGCACCGGCAGGTCGCGCACGTCGCGCTGGTGTGTTGGGGTGTTGGGTGCTGCAGCTTGAGGCATGGCCGCAGTGTTCCGGTTTGGCTGTCGCAAATCCCGGAAAAACTGCGACTATTTGCGGGCGCCCTCTTGCGCCCCATCCAGGCTGGCCACCAATTCGAGCGGGTTCTGCGCACCCAGCAGCGCCGCCAGCAGCGGGAGCGTGCCGTCTTTGCTGAGCCGGTCGAGGTCGCTTTTGAGTTCAGAGAACACCAGCTCGGGGTCGTACCCGCGCTGGCGAATCTTCTCGCTGATGGATGACAGCCCACCTTTGATTTCCGACAGGTCTGCAGCCACGTCCTGCAAGGGGTTCACGCTGGCCCACTTTGGGGTGGTCCAGTCCGGGTACACATCCTTGGTGGCAGGCACACCGGTCAGATCCATCAGCGACAGCCAGCGGGCGGTGACGCGCCCACAGAACATGGGCACCAGCAGAGTCCACTGGTCGCGTTCCACGTCGCGTTTGTACTGGTTGGTGCGCACGCGCGAGCTGCTGAAGTTGACCTCGCTCATGTCGCCGGTCATGAACTCATACGGCACGCCAACGCCTGCAGCGATGATCTTTTGCTTGTGCTTGACGTAGTCCACATACCCCGGCGCTGCCGTGGGCTGGATGAATGTGGGGTTGCGCATGCCAGGCGGCAGGCCCACGATGCCACCACCCGCCAGCTCGCCCAGGTCAAGCATGGCAGGCGCAGAGCCAGGTGCCTGATTGGCCAGGCTGTCGGGCAGCTTCACGCCTTCGAGCAAAGATTCGTCCCATTCACCCAATGCGCCCATGCGGGCCTCGAGGTTCTTGCGGGCCTGTTCGGCGTCTTCGTACACCTGCAGATCGCGCACGGTGGGTATGACAGGCGCCAGGGCAGAAATACCCGCCTGCTGCCCCGGGCGCGCGGGGTTGAACAGGTGGATGATTTCATCGGCCGGCACGCGCTGGCTTTCGCGCAGGGTGGCGCGCAGGCCCACGTCGCCAGGGTGCCGATCAAACAGCCAGTAGGCCGTGCGCTCGCCCCGGGCGTTGTATTCAATGCCCGCAATCACCTCGCTGGTGCCGCGCACTTCGTTGCGCTGGTCATCGAGCCAGTCAATTTCCATGAGCTGGATCTGCAACGGCACCACCGTGGGGCCCACGCGTCGCTCGCGCATGCGCGCCAGCACCTCGCCATCCACCTTCATGGTGCCCCAGGCCTTGGCCTCCAGTCCGTAGAACGTCAAGCAAGCCGTCGTAGTCTGCAAGCGGCACCCATTCCTTCCGAGTCGCTTTGCCACACGGCCATCGGCATCATTCACCCAGCGCGGCACGATGCCCGTGCCCACAGTGCACGACACCATGACGTTGACGGCCTGCGCAATGCACGGCACGTTGCTGACCAGCGAGCGCGCACGGTGCCGCAGCTCGCGGGCGTCAGCCAGGTGGTCAGCCCGGGCGCTGGCGCCTGGGCGCCGCGGGCGCCAGCCATCGGTGCGACTGGCGCCTTCGTAGGCACGGCCCAGCATTTCGCGGGCGCTGGCGCGGCGCAGCCCGGCACGCGGGTTGATCCAGCCGATGGTGCGGTCGAGCCAGGTGGGCGCGGGCTTTTTGGGTTTGGTCATGGCGATCAGCCTCCGCGCAGGGTGGTGAACGTAGCGCGGGCCACCATGGCACGGCGCCGGGTGGCTGCCGGTGCCATCTGCGACTCCAGATCACGGCGCGCNGCGATCATNTCGTCGAGGCTGCGGTAGGTGACGGAGGCGCCTTTGGCGTCGGTAATGGTCCGCTCACCCGAATGGATGGCGGCGTTGAGTTGCGCAAGGCGCTGCTGTTGGTCGGGCGTGCTCATACCCGCACGCTACCGGCTTGCCTGTCGCAAATCCCGGAAAAACTGCGACTACTTCCCAGACTGCTTCAGGTAGCGGTACACAGTGGCGCGGTGGATTCCGAGCCGCCGCGCCACCTCGGTGGCATTGCGGCCATTGAACAGGCGCAGCACCTCGGCGGCAATCTCTCGGCTGGAGCGCTTTTGGATGTACACCTCTTCTCCCGCAAACTCTGCACGCACGGCCGTCTGGGCCTTGCGTACACGGCAGGCATCACCAGCGAGTTGCGGGAACTCGGACAACAGGTAGTCAAAAATTCGGTCTACCAAATCGGGCTCTGCTGCCAACAGGGCCTGCAGTTCTTGGGGCGGTGTGTGAGACATAGGGTTACCAGTTGCGGGCAAGTGGTTTGCGGGGGACGGACGGCCGGGCCATGGCTGGCGGATGCGGCACGGCCAGAGAGCCTGCGGGTGCAGCTTCATTACTATTACTTTGATAGCTGCTTGCGCTTTTCTCATAAGCGCTAGAGCCTGTTTTTACTTGTATTTGCTGCGGCTGGCTGAACAGGTCGGCTGGGGGTTGCACAGCCGCTTCCAGCCGTTCCCACTGCGC